TGCTGATCGAAAACGAATTACGAGGTAACAATGCTGGCTGAACTGATGAAAGAACACCAACGCCTGGTGATCCTGCGGATGCTGTCCGAAGACTCCGGCTACGACTTAAACGAATCCATTTTACAGGATGGCATTAACGCCGTCGGCTTAGATATCAGCCGTGATGCGCTCAGAACCCAACTGGCGTGGCTGGAGGAACAGGGCCTGATTAGCGTTGAGAACGTCGGCAATATTAAAGTGGCCAGACTCAATGGTCGTGGTTTAGATGTTGCCAATGGCCGCGCCAATGTACCTGGCATTAAACGCCCATCGCCAAAATAAGGCCCTGCCATGACTGAAAAAATCACCCGTGGCCGCCGCAGTAAAATCGACTTGCTGCCGGAAGACATCCGCAAAGAGCTGGATGCCAAACTGCGCGATGGCCGTGTGACTCAGCAAGATGTGCTGGATTACATCAATGATTTGATTGACCAAAGCCAACTGCCGGAAGATGAAAAAGCTGAACTGAAATTAAGCCGTTCCGGCTTAAATCGTTACGCCAGCCACATGGAAACCATTGGCAAAGACTTGCGCGAACTGCGCGAAGTTTCCAACGCTTTAGTCGCCCAGCTTGGCGACAAGCCCACCGGCGACGTTAGCCGGATGATTTTAGAAATCGGCCGCACCCAACTGTTTAAAGCCATGATGACCAATTCCAGTAAAGAAGAAATGGACATCGGCATGATTAAGGACGCCATGCTGGCCGCCCAGCGCCTGGAGGCGGCAGCCATGCATAGCCACAAGCGCGAAAAAGAGATCCGCCAGTTGTTTGCTGAAGAAGTTGCTGCAGCGACGGAAAAAGTGGCGAAGACCGCCGGTTTAACAGCAGACGGTGTTGCGCTTTTAAAACGTGAAATTTTAGGGATCGCCTGATGAAGATCCGCAAGACAGTGCAGGCGGTGGCAGCCGCTGCAGCGCTAGCCACCGCATCCATTGCAGCAGCGGTCACACCCATGGCGCAAGCCATCCATGACAGTGTGCAGCATCAGGTCAGCACCCTGGCACAGTTCGATCCATCTGAAGTTTTACTGCCCTATCAAAAACGCTGGATAGCGGATGAAAGCCCGTTAAAGATTGCGGAAAAAAGCCGCCGCACCGGGCTGACCTGGGCTGAAGCTGCTGATGCAGTGTTATGCGCCAGCACTGCCCGCAGCCATGGCGGCTGCAACCATTTTTATGTTGGCTCTAACAAAGAAATGGCGCGCGAATTTATTGAAGCGGCGGCCATGTGGGCCAAAGCCTTTGATAAAGCTGCAGGTGATGTGGCCGAAGAAGTGTTTATTGATGAAGGTCAGGAAGGCAAAGAGATCCTGACCTTTGTCATCCACTTTGCCAGTGGCTTTAAAGTGCAGGCACTCAGCTCGAACCCCAGCAATCTGCGCGGTATGCAGGGCAATGTCACCATTGACGAGGCCGCTTTTCATGACCGGCTGGCAGAGGTATTAAAAGCCGCCCTGGCGCTGACCATGTGGGGCAGCAAAGTCCGCTTAATCAGCACCCACAACGGCATCGACAATCTGTTTAATCAGTTGATCCAGGACAGTCGCGCTGGCAAAAAACGTTATTCAGTCCACACCATCACGCTGGACGATGCCTGTCGTGAAGGGCTTTACCGGCGCATCTGTCAGATTAAGAAGCGCGATTGGTCGCAGCCAGCCGAAGACGAATGGAAAAACGGTTTACTCAAAGACACCGCCACCGAAGAAGACGCGCTGGAAGAATATTTCTGTGTGCCCAAGGCCGGGTCCGGTATTTATTTAAAACGGGTGCTGATTGACCGGGCTATGGTGCCTGGGATTGAGATTGTCCGTTTCACACCGCCGAAAGACTTTGAATTGCTGGCCGAAGCGGCCCGCGATGCCCTGGTCAAAGAATGGTGCGATGCAATCCTGGAGCCGTTGCTAAACGCATTGCCTGAGAACTGCCGCCATGTGTTTGGGGAAGACTTTGCCCGCAAAGGTGACTTATCCGTCTTTGTACCACTGACCATTTTACCGGACCTGACCAAACGCGTGCCGTTTGTGGTGGAGCTATGCAACGCCACCTATGACGCCCAGCGCCAAATAATGCTGTATATCCTGGCGCGCTTACCACGCTTTACCAGCGCAGCTTTTGATAGTACCGGCAACGGTGGTTATCTGGCTGAAGCCGCCCGCCTGCGGTACGGCAGCGAAGTGATTGATTGTGTGATGTTAAGCCAAGCCTGGTATCGCGAATGGATGCCCAAGCTGAAAGCCGAGTTTGACGATGGCAACTTACAAATCCCGCGCCATCAGGACATCCAGGACGATTTAGGCAAAATCCAGCTGAAAAACGGCGTGCCACAAATTGAGAAAGGCTCAGGCACCGGCACTGATGGCCAGCAACGCCACGGTGACTTCGCTGTCGCATTAGCCATGGCTATTCGTGCCAGTTGGATGGAAGGTTCCAGCATCGACTTTATACCGCTACCTGGCAAAAACGACATCAACGAAGACGACGACAACGACTATCCCAGCAGCAGCGATGGCTGCTATTAAAGGACCCAGCTATTAAAGGACAAACCAATGAAACGCAGCTCCCCCATTCTGGACCGGTTCGGTCAGCCAATCGAAATTGACCTGGAACAACAGCAAACCGACAGTGATAGCAAACTGGCGATGTTACACCGCCATTTTGGTGCCCATCCATCCAGCGGATTAACACCGGCTAAAATCGTCCATATCCTCAAAGAAGCTGAGCACGGCAACCTGATTGCCCAGTGCGAGCTGGCCGAAGACATGGAAGAAAAAGACGCCCATATCCAGTCGGAATTGGGCAAGCGCAAACTGGCCATGCAATCTGTGCCATGGAATATCGTGCCACCCCCAAACGCCACGCCTGAAGAAAAGCGCGATGCCGAAATGATTGAAGAACTGCTGAGATCAGCCACCTGGTTAGACGATGCCATTTTTGATGCCGGTGATGCCATCCACAAAGGCTTTAGCAACCAGGAACTGCAGTGGGATTTTATTGAAAATACCCACGTCATTGTCGGTTGTGACTACCGAGATCCATCCTGGTTTCAGGTCCATCCGAACAAGCGCAATCAGTTAACCCTGCGCGATGGCGGCCATGAAGGCACAGAACTGCAGTCATTCGGCTGGCTGCAACATCGTGCCAAATCAAAAAGCGGTTATGTCAGCCGTATTGGTTTAGTAAGGGTTTTAGCCTGGCCATTCTTATTTAAAAACTACAGTGTGCGGGACCTGGCAGAGTTTCTGGAGATTTACGGTTTACCGATGCGGCTGGGCAAATACCCGGAAGGCGCAACCCCTCAGGAGAAAATGACGCTGCTGCGCGCCGTGATGTCGATTGGCCACAATGCCGGTGGCATTATTCCCAAGGGGATGGACATCGAATTTGAAAAGGCCGCTGATGGTGCCAGTGACCCATTTATGGCCATGGTCAGTTGGGCCGAGAAGTCACAAAGTAAAGCCATCCTGGGCGGTACTTTAACCAGCCAGGCCGATGGCAAAACGTCCACCAATGCTTTGGGGAATGTGCATAACGAAGTGCGGGAAGATATCCGTAATGCGGATTTAACTGCGCTGGAAAACAGTCTGACCCGCGACATCATCTATCCGCTTTATGCGCTCAATGGCCGCAGCTATCAAAGCCCGCACCGCCATCCCCGTTTTGAATTTGATATCGGTGCACCAGAAGATTTAACCCAGTTAACAGCACCATTGAAAAACCTGGTGGAACTCGGTGTGCAAATTCCACAAAGCTGGATTTACGAACGTGGCCGTATTCCAATGCCAGCCAACAATGAGCCAGTACTGACGTTAACCGCCAGAGCAGAACCGGTTGAAGCCCTCACTGGGCGCGCTGCCCTGCGCCAACAAACCAACGATGATCAGGCAGCGATTGAACAAGCACTGGACGCCTTAAGCGGCGGCGATGTGGAACAAGATATGGTGAGCCTGCTGCAGCCGTTACTGACACTGGCGAATGATGAGCCGGAGCAACTGGGCACCAAGCTAACGCAGCTATGGCCGCAGCTGGATGATACCGCGCTGAGTAACCGGCTGGCGCAAGTGATGTTTGTGGCGGAATTGTGGGGCCAGGTCAATGCCAACAGCTAACCGTTTTAGCCTGGCACAGGCGTTTAACCTACCGCCCAAAGATGCAGTGGCGTACTTTCGCAGCAAAGGCTATGCCGTATCCGATAACTGGTGGGAAGTCTGGCAAGGTGCCCATGCCAGGGCATTTACCGTAGCCAAAGCGGTGCGGATGGATGTACTGACCGGCATCAGAACTGAACTCGATAAGGCATTAGCTGAAGGCAAAACCATGCGCCAGTTCAGCCAGGAACTGGCTCCTACCCTGAAAAAGCTGGGTTGGTGGGGCAAGCAAGTGTGGGTGGATGGTCAGGGCAATGCTGAACAAGTGCAACTGGGCAGCATGCACCGGCTCAATAATATTTACCGTAACAATTTGCAAACGGCCTATATGTCGGGCCGATACCGCGAGCAACTGGCCAACGCAAAAAATCGGCCTTTTTGGATGTACATCGCAATTGAGGACAGCCAGACCAGACCCAGCCATAGCAGATTAAATGGCCGCATCTTTCACTTTGAGGATCCAATCTGGCAACACATTTATCCGCCGAACGGCTGGGGTTGTCGCTGCCGTGTCAGAGCGCTGACACAGGCACAGGTGACAAAGATGGGGCGCACTGTGGAAGATGGCAGCCAATATCTGCAGCCCATCAAAGCCGAAGCGGGTATCGACAAAAGAACCGGCGAAGTGATTGAAGTGGACCATATCCGGCTGAATTTACCTGATGGCAAGACCATGCAGCCCGATGTTGGCTGGGCGCATTCACCAGGTGCAGCGGCCTTCGGCACTGATGCTGCCGTGGCACAAAAGCTGGGGCAAGCTCAGGATATTGAACTGCGCAGCCAGTTGATCCAAAGCCTGAATAATAGCGAGTTGCGCCAGGCGCAGTTTGCCAATTGGGTTGATAACGCCTTACAAAACCGCCGTCCCGGCAATAGTGTGCAGACGTTGGGCTTTATGCAGGATGACATTCGGGAGCAGGTTCAACAAAGATTAGGGGTTAAACCTGGCTATCTGATGGCAATTTCAGAGAAGGAATTACTCCATGCCGATAGCAACAAACATCAAATCAAAGGCGTAGCGTTAGAGCCAACGGAATACCAACAGTTGCCACAATTACTGCAACAAGCAGAAGCCGTGTTGTGGGATAACGCCAATAAAAACTTGATGTATGTAATGCCATCACTGGATGGTCGGGCAATCAAAATTATCGTAAATGCAAACTGGTTACTAAAACGACAACCGCAATTACTGAATGCCGTGATCAATGTTTACAAAGTCGAATGGGAGAAGCTGGACAGTTCGCAGTATGAGGTGATCCAAGGAAAGTTAAACAGGTAACGGTGGGCCTCGAACCTCACACTCCCGATGTAAACAACGGCGATTTACCACTTAATCGTACGTTACCTGTCCGAACATTATAAAGGCAGCTTATTAAATGACCAACTCTTTTATCGTTGAACATCACAGCACTGCAGTCAGCGAAGTACTGTGGCAGTTATCAGAACAGCTATCCGACTTAACGGATCCAATGCAACAAATTGCGGCAGTGATGGCTGATGCCACAGAAGAAGCGCTGGAACTGGAAGCGGACCCGGCCACAGGTGAGCCATGGGAAGAACTGTCTGATAACTATTTAAAAGCTAACCCTAAGCGCGTGGGTGGAAAAATCCTGCAGCTCAGCGCCGGTGGCTTGATCAGCAGCATCACCACCGACCATGGACCCACCTTTGCCCAAATCGGCAGCAACAAGATTTATGCCGCCATTCACCAGTTCGGCGGTGAAGACGACATGGCCCCAGGTCCAGCGGCCATCCCGGCCCGACCTTATTTGGGTTTAACCGCAGATCACGAAACAGAAATCCTGGACATTTTGCAACAGCACCTGGAGGGCTTATGAGTTACGAACAAGCACTGCAGCCTGCGTGGTTGCCAGCGTTTATTAATTTGTCTGCAGTGGCACAGGCAACACGCTGGGCGCTTAATTTTAATGGTGTGAACACGTTTGGAGTTTTCGCATTTAAAGCTATCAATACTGATGATAACGTAGACGTGGAGTTTTGGACTGGTAGGAGTATTCCCGTGCCAGGCGGTGTTGAATACTGTTTGATCAGCCAATGTCTTACGAACAATTTTAGTAATAAAGAATTCAGACTTTACTTCAATTCTTCAGCTGGTTGGATCCAGGCACAAGTTGGTGGCTCTTATTCGCCATCTCTTGATGGTTTCCAATTGGGACCAAATAAAACTGGTCGATGGTTGCAAGTTGCTAACTCCATGAAGGTTTTTAATTCTGGGCTTTTAACTTTAAACACGAATTTTGTCCGGGGTGCTCAACGTGAACTCAATGCAAGGACTGTATTAGGGGCAGAAACTCATGGGGCGTCGAATGTGTTTCGCGCCTTTTTATCCGGGATGATACTAGGAGTGAAAATCGGTGGAACCTACTGGCCACTGGACGACAAGGACAGATTGGTTCAGTTGCCGCTTCCGAATAATTTAGGTCCAGAGTTATTTAACCAACAAGTGATTGAAAGACCAACTTTTGTCGGTAACCAATGGACATACTTGGGACAAGGCAGATGGCAGTATATTGGTGATGGTAATGCCAGTTCATTAGCTTTTTTACCCTTATCTGAGATCCCAACATCTGGGCTACTTGAATATGAAGTTGAATCATATGCCCATACTGGCGGTCCTTCAGGTATGCGTTGGTCCGCAACTCAAGCTGGCTGGGGTGGCGATAGGTTATTTTATGGCATTGGTAAATTCAGAGCTTACTATTTAAATAACATCGCTGATCTCAATTTAGGTCGCAACAGCCAAGGCGGTATCATTTCTTGCGTCATAAAAAATGTAAGCCTCAAGCCGTTAGTCAAAACATATTCTGCCGAACTGCTTAATAATGGTGATTTTTCATCAGCGACAGGCTGGACAGTAGGAACCAATGCTGTAATCACAGCTGGTGAATTACGCATTACCGATGCAGCCACAACAAGTGCCACAAGATGCGATTTACCGACAGTAAATGGCAAGGTTTACGAAATTAAATTCACGGTTAAGAGCATTTCTAAAGGAGCTGTCAGACTCATCATCTATGGTAATGGTCAGCATTATGTTGGGCCTAATCGAACAACACCTGGAACATTTACTGAGTTAGTTCAGTTTGTTACCCCAGGTGGTAGTTTCGCCAATTCCGTAGCAATACAGGGCGGAATGGCGGGAGATACAACGGCAGTGATTGATAATGTGTCAGTTCGGGAGGCTGTTGAGTTTTGCAATCCGATACTGCTGCAAAATGTCGTCGCAGAACAATGGCAGCAGGTAGCGACATGAAAACACTAAACGACTTCATTAGTTCAGCCGGGCTGAAATTTGCACTTATCACTCGTGACAGTTTTGACTCCGACCCTGTTGCACAACAGTTGTCAGGCAGCCCTGCCGTCATCACTGTTGAGGGCGTCGAACTGGTGATCCTATCTATACCCACAGATAAAGTTGCAGAACTGGTCACATACGCTGAACAAATCGGCAGTGGCATTGAATTTCAATTAACCCTCGGCAGTGGTCGCGTTACCCTGCTCACCCATCAAGCAGCATTGGCCTTAGTCCATGCCCAGGAGCTATCCCATGATTTATCGCAATAGTTTTAGTTTAAACGGCAACACCGCAGTGATTAACACGCAACAGGTCAACGATCTGCCCC